AATTAAAGCCTAGTTCTCTAAAGAACTTGGCATAGTGTCTTTCTGCAGTACTGCCCTTTCTTTTGTTTGTTGCTCCAATTCCCATATAAGATTTTTAAGGATTAATAATAAAAAACTTAAATACCTTTTGGAACTATTCCGTATCATCAATAAGCTCTATTGAATTTCTAGTTGTAGCTAATAAAGCTAAACTAGCTGCCATGACTCTGTCAAAACCAAAATGTTGACCAGTTATTAAAAGTTCATCATTCATTTGTCTTTCTGCATTATATGCATTTTGCAAAGGTCTGTGCAGGTTGAGGAGGCGTACTTGATAACCAAGAATAGCTTCATTTCTACTGTCTTCAGTAGAAACAGGGTCCATACCTACAAGATAAGGTGATTCTGTATGGGCAAAATCACTCAAAGTTGCAGCTTCTTCATGTCTTTGCAGTTCTTGCTCATCTTCTTCTTGCTCATCACCCCAATGAAACTCTTCTCCATAATCTTCATCATCATCAAATTCATCATCTGAAGATTCTGAAAATTCTAAAGGTACATCAAATTGGGCAGCTTCAGCTTCTAACTCAGCCATTTCTATTACTTCTTCTAAAGTAAGTTGTCTGTTAGGTATAACAGGTTCTTGTACTACAGGTTCTGTAACAGTTGACTCATTGTCAAATAAAAGAGCTTCATCTTCTACGGAAAGTTCTTCTCTATGAATCACTACAGGTTCAAATTCTTGCTCTACAAAGGTGTCCTCTCCTTCATTGTGCAAAAAGTTTGGTAGTATTTGATTCATATAGGCTTCTAATTGTGTCAAAGACTTTGTCTTTTTGACTTCAAATAATCTTGCAAAGGTATTCTTCTCTATTTCTAGTGAGGAAAGCATTCTTACCTCTATACCTTTTTCAAAGCAAGCTTGTAATATTTCTTTTTGAAGTCGCCTATTTAAAGGCATTAGACCAGGGTCAGTGAAAAAAGAAGTGGAATAAAATAAAACGTAATTGGTGTAGGAGAAAGTTTCAGATCTAATGTCAGAGAACCTAGATACTGATTCATTTAAGTAAGCTTCCTTTTTCATAGCACATACCATTAAAGGTACTCCTGCTTCTGAAAAGAAAACTCCCTTTGCTATAAAGAAAGTTCTACCATTGATTTCAATCTTTCTTGTATAGTAAGCCATCTCAAAAGCATCTTTAATATTTTTAAGAGTGTTTGGTTTCTTATAAGTAACATTAAAAGATGGTTTATAATAATACAAAAGTCCCTCTATTTCTACTGTGTGATTAATAGTAATAAGAGGAATGTAATCATTAGCAACAATAGAAGTCATATCAAATGAGGATCTTGTAAAGTTCCCCAAATTATACTTAATTATCTTCATAGTTCAGATTGAGTAAAGTTCATAGGAACTACAAACTCGTAATAGAATGGGACTTCTCTGAGAGTCTCACCTAAATAAATATTAGTAATATGATTGGTAAAGAATGCTGACATAAGAGAACCTATCATAGCAGCAGTGTGAGAAGTTTGTTTCATTGTACATGGAGCTTCTTCTACAGCACTGTCATGAAATAGATGTATTCTTTCATATTTATCAGCATTTTCTGGAGTAACACAGAATATCTGTAATTGCTCTATTTCTAACCTACCATCTATGAATATGGCTGTAACTCCATCAGGGCAACTTCCCCAAGATTCTTTCCAGTTCATAAACAAAGTTCTTCTAGCTTCCATATTGTCAAAAGCAGAAAAACTATACCAATGATGTGGAGTTACTGATGTAATTCTTTCATTAAAAGTAGATATTCTGTTCCCACAGAAGTTTTCTACTATTTTTTGAATTGCAAGTACTTTAGAACTACCAATATCTGCCTGTTGAAATAATTGACCACCTAAATTGTGGTCTTCAACAGTATCAAAGTCATAAATATTGACTTTAAAACCTATCTTAGTTAAGAAGAAACATAACCAAGAACCAATGCCACCAGCTCCACCTACTAAACAAAGTTCATTGTTTTTAGGAAACCATGGTGCATCTTTAAACCTACTTTGCTGACTTGTGTCCCTCATGTTCTATAAAGTTATTAATCATTGATGTAATAGTTCTAAGAGTTAGCCTAATTTCAGGGTACAACATCACAATATCCTCTAGTAAATCTAGAGTTTCATGTGTGTATTGTACAAAATCAGACTCTTTTGCATTAGGAAAATGCTTTGCAAAAGTTTTAGCATAGTCATTGATTACACTTTTTGCTAATTCAGAAGGTGTTAACTCATACTCAGCTAAAAGGTCAAGAACATCTTCAATAGTTTCTTCATCTTCAGGCTTTGCATTAGTATAACTAAACAAATCCTTAGCAAAGCTGTAAATAGATATGGCCTTTAAGTCATGCTCTACTAAATCATCTAACTCTTTGTCTAAAAAGGTTTGAGGAATATAAGGACTATTCCAATCATCAAACAGAGTAGGAGCAGAAAAAGAATCATTCCACCTTTTAATTTCATTATCCTCTTTCTTAGACCAACCTTTACTTTGATTAGTAGTAGTTTGTCTGGGAAAGGTCTTCACAGGTTTAGGGACCATGATTTTAGCAACTTGTTCTATGAATTGTTCAGTAACTGATAATTCTTGTAGGTCACTATATATTTCACAATCATAAATAAACAACTTCTGAGTATTAACTTCAAAATCTTGTCTATCAATGATGTAATCATTACCATTTACATTCTTAGCTGTATATGGAACCTGTTTAATATCCTTTTTAGCTTCACCTATAAAAGCAACTTTAGCTATAAAATCCATAGCATTATTTACAATAAGAGAAAGATAAAAATTATGTGCTGGAGCATTGTCATTTAGCTCAGCCATGTCTGTACCTGAAAAGAACACTGCCATACTATTATGACTGTGAATATGACCTAACTTCCAAGTACATCTTTCTTCAAAATCTTCTTCAATAAAATCCATAAATCTTTCATCAAGATTATACTCAGTATAAGCTGAAGATCCCATATCTAATGGAAGGATTGTTTTCAAAGTAATTTTGAAAGTTTCAGGTTTTTCAATACTACCCTCTGTAGTATAAAATAGAGCACCTGACCACTCTACTTTAGAAATTAATTTACACAGATACTGTATCTGATGTAACACCTCTACTGGCATTACTAATGGTATGATAGAGTCTAGTTGTACTCTTGACAACTGCTTTCTCATAGATTCTTGACTCAAGTTTTCTAATGACATTTTCTAAAAATTTAGGATAAACAATATATTCTTCAATTGAAATAGGTTTTTGACTTCTCCTATCTTCTTTAATAATTTTAGGGTAGATTTTTCTACCTCTAAAAATAGTGTACTCTTCTGTTGCAGTAATCTTATTTAGACCTGTTGCAACAGCACCTTCTGGTCTCATTTGTAGATAGTTATCAAAAGTGTTTGCTGCTCTAGTTACAAGAATACTTTTATACTTATCAAAAGTAAATTTCCTTAAAACTAGCTTCTTAATAAATTCAGAAGCTTTTAAATTAGGATGTATCTTGTAAATACCATCAGATATGTAAAAATCTACATCTAAAGGAATCTTTTCAGTTAGGATTAAGTTATAAATAGTGTCTTCATAATTTGAACTAGAACTAGTAACTCTAAGGTTATTAGCATTTTTAACTACTTCCATTCTAATAAAGGGAACACCCTCTAGAGACTCCCAAGTAATCATACTATCTACACAAAATAAGAACAACTCATACCTATCAAAATCCATATCTACTTCAAACTCAGCCATCATTCTGCTTACATCAGTGTCTCCACCAACACAGAAATAACTGCAATAGAGAGGATTATCTTTCCAACTACTGTGACTACTTAAATGGCTTTGCTGATAATTAGAAGTAACTTCTAAATCAGTTTTAGAAAGTCTACCACCCTCTAACTTGTAAGGATGCACAGCTCCATTAGTCCATTTAAAACTATGGTAAACAAATAAATCTCTTATTTCATGGCTCTTTCCTTGACTATTAGTGATAGTAAATTTTGGATAAATAACCTTAAAGTAAGGAATAAAGTATCCACCATCATGGTCATAATGAAAACCTAAATCAGCTTGATCTTTGTACTTTGCTTCAAATAAGTCTAGTATTTTAAAGAAATCAGCTTTGACTTTAATTTTATCAGTTCTAGAAAGACTTTGAGTTGCTCTTATCTTAATAGTTTCCTTGTCAAAGAGTCTTTCTAAGAACTTTTTGTTCTTATGAAGTCCTAATAAAGTTGCATTATTTAAAATGTTTTTAATAGGATCATTGTCTGGGTTATTGTCTTTTATACTTCTTGACATAATAAAAAAATTAAAGGGCTTACATTACATAAGCCCTTAAATTAATACTAGTAACCCATTTCTCTAGCTTCTCTAGCTATATCAGACTCTTCATTTGAAAAGACAGGTTCAGCAACTTCATCAAGAAGTCTATCTAAGTGTTTATGAGCCTTGTAATAAGAGTCATAACCTTCTAAAGAAGAAATTAAATTAATAGCTGCTTGAACTCTCCCAGCATTTGATACAGGCTCTCCAGGCAATGTAGATTCTACTTTTGCAGCTTTAGGAGCTTTTTCTTTTACAGGAGTTTCAGTAACAGTAGTTACACTAGATTTTACACCATCACAGTACTTAGCTACCAAATCCTGTACTACAGGAGTTGATAACTGAGTTACATTTTTACCATCAATGGTAAACTTTGCCTTATCTTCAGGACTAACAGCTAAGTGAGCTTTGATAATAGCAAAACATTGTTTTCTATCATAAGAACCTGATTTAGTTTGTTTTGGTCTCAAGAACAATCTGAAAGCTGTTGCTGGTAATACAGCTAAATCATTTACCAAGTCAGACTTGTTAATGTTTTCTGCTGCCAACAAAGAGCTTAAATCAAATCCTGCATTTCTTACAAGGGGTTGTAATTCTCCCCAAGTAGTTGCAGAAGTCATTATTTTTTGCATTTGGCCACCTCTAGTGGCATAAATAGTTATCTCTCTTTCAGAGATACCTGGAGCTTGTACTTCACTCATAATTTTAATTTTTAAAAATTAATTAATTCTTTTTTTCCCTTCTTTTTAAGAAGGACATTTATGTGAGCTAGGTTAATATATATTCCTTTGAACACATAATTGTAATCTACATTGTAAGGAATCTGATGAATTGTATCATCATCATACTTTATCACATTATAAATAGTCTTAGCAGGCAGATTAGCTGTATAACTTTGTGATTTGGTTGTTGGCATAAGCCAAATGCAAGGATTACTCCTAGCAATAAAATAGATAACCTTTTTGATAAAGGGTTCCCAATACTCACTATGGTCTGTGGTTGCCCCATAAGTTAGGGACATTCTCAAGAAGAAAAGGCCTTCTTGTACTATAGGAGAAGCTTCTTCTCTAGCTATTAGTACAACCTTAATTTCTGATACAGGCATAGAAAAAACCCTGAAGACTTCATCAGCTTCAGGGTAATATTTCTCTTTGGGTAACACTTCATTTTTAAAGTAAAGGAAAGTATCTGTATTGAATTCATTCAGGAGAGGTCCCCAAGAATGATGAATTAATTTATAATTCATTGTGTAAAATCTTTTAAGAATTGATGAAAATACTGCTTATCTTTAGCAATACAGTCAGAAGGGTCTTTGATACCTACAGCTAACCCTCTTTCAGGTAGCCATAGATTCTTTGCCTTACCTGGAATAAGAGTATTAATGTGATTTTTGACTTTTTCAGAGGCTACAATACCAGGTTGATCATTATCAAACCATACAATGACATTAACAAAATGTTTAACCAACTGATTTAGAATTAAATCATTGGGCATCATACCCTCATTCTGAAACCAAACTACATTTTTACCATTATTCTTTAGTACTCTATAATCCTTATAACCTTTAGTAATTATCAACTCTTTACCATAAGTTAGTAGTGAAGTAATGCCACCTACATCATTTCTACTACAATTGGTTAAGAATCTCCTTTTACCTTCTCTCATAGGGAAATAGATTTTCTTCCTTGATTGAGGAAATTCATTGTAACTGTATGCAAGATCTTTGCAATCAATAACATGACTTCCTGTTTTGGTGTTTAAAGCAAATAGTCTTTGAACTGGAAATACTCTATCTTCAATAAGATGCTTTTTTCTAATATCATATTGAGACCAAAATTGAGCATCTGTAGCATTAAAAGACCTTGCTTCTATAAGAAGCTTAACTCCTTCTCTATTGACTTTCTTGACTTCTTCCTTAACTTGAATAGGCTTCAGAGCCATATTTCCCTGTATAAGAGTCTTGTAAATGTACTCTAAAGTCAAGTAAAAATTAGGGAATTTGAAGTAATCTTGTACTATATTGAAACAGTCACTATGGGGTCTTCTGCTACCAAAATCTATAAAATAAAGTGTTCCATTATCATGGTAACTAAACCAGCATCCTGCTGTATCATCATTTCTTAAAGGAGATACCACATAGTCAAACTCTTTAGGCTGGAACTTGAACACTAATTCAAATATTTGTTCTTGAGTCACTAAAGATAAGATACTTTCTTTACTAATAAAACCTCTTCTATCTAAGTTATCTGAATTGTATTGATATAAGCTCATAACAGAAGAGGATTAAATTTAGACTATTACCAAGTCCCTGCTGGAACACCTGCAGTAGCACCCATTGGAGATGTTGCTGTTGCAGCACCACCCATTACTTGTTGAGTACCTTTGTTACCTGACAAGAAGTTAGCATCTCTTTCAAAAGGATGTTTCTGACCATTAGAATTAATGTAAACTAGTTTACCATCTTCTAAGTTGCCCATTCCATCTTTCTTTTCAATCCATACTCCAGGTTGTGCAGGTACAATAAAGTAACCACCTTTCATGTTCTTTGGCAAAGTAGGATAGGTTTTGTCTTGAAGACTACCATCTTGCTTTTTACCAAAATTCCATTGATATTCTAGGAATAAATCCAATGGTTTGCTATTGTAACCAATAGGTAACAAAGCACAAACTCTTTGAGCATAGTCAGCAAAGCTAACTGGAGGAGTTGCAAATGAAGCTCTCAATGCATCTTCTGTAACACCTACTGCTTTCAAGTAGTGAGTTACTGTAGCATTTTGTTGAACAATCAAAGCATTGAAACCAGCAATATACTCAGCAGAAGCTTTATCTGTAATTTCAGCATTGTTTTTATCAACAACTCTGTCTACAGGATTAAGCCACTCTTTGTAACTTCTGTCTCCAATTTTTACTTCAATTTCAATAGCTTCTCTTGCAGGTTGCCCTTCTTTAGCTACATTAGCATTATAAGCAAATTTTGCTAAAGTTGCTACTCCAAAGTTTCCACCAAATTTAGCTCCACTCTTGGTTTTCAATGATTCATCTGAATCTGATACAAATCCGTATCCTTGTAATTGTGACATATTTAGTCTTTTTTAATAATTAAACAATTCTTATCTCCAAGTTTCATCTACTACTTCAGCAGACACAGGAGTGTTTTCTTCTAAAGCTTGAGTTCCCATTTCTTCTTGGTTATCAAAAGCTTGAGTAAGCTCTGAACCAGGAACATGAGCTACTTCAGCTACAGGAGCTTCATCAGTATCATCTTCAAGTTCAATACCTGTGTACTGTTTCTTAGCCTTTCTGTTCTTTAATTTAGGGTGACCCCAAACCATCTTGTTCATATCAGACTGAGTTCTGCCATAGTGTTCAGCAATTTCTTTTCTGCTTTTACCTTGAGCTAATAACCCTAAGACATCACTAATAGTGATTCTTAAAACTTCTTGTGTTGCATTTGCAACATTCTCTACTTGTGCACCTTCTTGTGACATAATGTATAGATTTTAAAATTAAAAATTAGTAACCTTTGCTTTGTTGATTCCACTCTTTAGCAGCTTCTTCCTTTTCAGGATTTGCTTCAATGTCTTCTTTTTTTCCTCCTCTTACTAATGCCAAAGCAACAACAGTAAGTATAGCTCCTATAAAGAAACCAATAATAATAGGAAGCCAATAATTACCCATAATACTCAGCAATTTTAGCAACAACATAACCTAAATCATTAGGAATAAATTGTTTGTCAAACATACCTACTGGAGATTTAGCTGATGAATATTGCTCATTCTCATTGGTCAAGAACTCTTTTACAGCTTTCTTTTCAGTAGCATCATATCTACTAATACCAATAAGAGTGACATCCACTTTGCCCTCTACAGTTAAATACTCATCTACCATCTTACCTGTAGCTTTGTACTTCATATAGATTCTACCATCAGGACCTGGAGTACTATCTCCATGAGCCAAAATGATAACATTTTTACCTGCTGCATCTAGCTTCTCTATGGCATCAAAGATTTTACCCATAAAGTAACCAATTTGCTTAGGTGCATCCCAACCTTTAGCTAAGGCATTAGCCATGTACCAATTCTGCATTACATAGTTTGAATCATCCCACACAATATTCTTGTATGGACTATTCACTAAGTTTAAGAAGATAGATTCTATATCCTTTGCATTGTCAGTAATGACTCTTCTACCTGTTTTTAAGTCAGGCATAACAGTAATTGGATATGCTGCTCCACTTCCTCTGAAAGGAAGAGGCTTTGAAGTAACTGATATTAAATAAGTTTCTTCAGGAACAAGGCCTACAATACCTAATTCAGGTATTTGTCCAATACTTGTGGACTTTCCAAACCCACTAGGGGCCAAAACCAAAATCTTTGGCATACTTTTTTCTTTTAAATAATTAAAGACTCGAATTTCTTTACATCACCATACATGTTGACTCTAAAGTGTTGAGGACAAACACTGTGTCTAGATTCTACTAAATGTATAGTTCTCATAAAGGGATACAAAAGAGATTTATCAGGTCTTCTAATTTGCTTACCAAAATGCTTACTAAGATTAAACTTATCATCATTAGGGTTAAACATTGTGAAGATATAGTTACTATCCTCACTTAAATTACCTGTCTCTTTAATATCATCAGACTGTGGAAACAGTCTATCATCATCATACTGCCTTCTTCCAATATCACTCAGTGCTCTATTAAGGTGGATAATGTGCACAAAAGTGAAATTGCAAGTGTTTCTAAACTCTACAGCGTATTCTGAGAACTTATCTACAGTTTCTTTCATCTTGAAACCTCTCTCTGGCAATAGCTTTCTCAAGTGGTCAGTTATGACAATAACATACTTAGCAGGGTTCTTTGGTTTATAACCTATCATCCTAGTGTAGGTTACTCCATCCTTCTCTGTACTCTTGTACATAAACTCACCATTTTCCTTAGCGTAGGCTAAAAGATAATTTCTAACTCCAGTGGGATTGTCTTTGATTTCCAAAAACTTAATAATCCCTTTAGAAACTTTTTCTCCCTTGTCATTATACTCTCCAAATAAAGGTACTATCCTAGTTCTATAAACAATCTTGATTTTCTCAATAATGTCTAGTGGAACTCTAATAATCTCTTTGGGAGCATCAGGGATTGCAGTATCAAACTCCAACTCGCCTTTTAAAAAGGCAGAGGATAAAGATACAACATTTTTCTCTTTATACAATTTCCCAGGGGGCAAATTTATTAGATAAATGCCAAAATCTGTGTGCAGAAAATGGGCAACAAAATCAAATTCTTTGCTTACTCTGTCAATCTCATAAGAGTTGTAGATAAACTCAACATCAATCAACTGACTATTTAACTTTTCATACTCATAATTAAGAGTAGTCCTTGTTTCAAGGTCAGTTGTTGTTTCAAGTCTAGTGGCAAGTGCTTCAATAGAAGCACTAAGTTTGGCATTATGGTCCAATACATAAATGGCAGGCTCTATACAAAAGCCTACATCTACTAAAGTTGACTTCCCTCCCTTTGGGGCAGCTCCAACAGTGTAAATTCTTCCCCTTTGGATTCCATTAATTGCCTGTGAGATAGTCTTAAGACCTTCCCCCATAGGAAGACCTTTATTACTACCTTTTTGACCTGCTTCAAATGCTGCTTTAAAATTCATTATTGCATCACTGAAGTTATATCCTCACTATTGTTGGAAGAAGTATCAGAAATTGCTTCTCTATATTTCTCTACCCAACCTAATAGTGCTGAAGTTCTATCTCTTCCCACTCCTTTACTAATAAAGTAGTGAGAACTAACCAAATATTCTGAGCTAGATAAAGTCTTAAAGTACATTTTAGTAGCTTCTATAACTTCTTCTTTTCTTACATCAGGATTATCAGCAAAGAATGCTTTCATTCTTGTAATTGCATCCTTTCCTACAGCAGCTCTTTTGCTGTTTATTCTCTTGAACTCTGCATTCCATTCTAATACCCATTTCCATTTGTCTATGGCTTCTCCATTAATAAACAAAGGAATATGCCATATAACTTCTCTGTTTGAGTCAATGCCCAAAATGTTAGTTACATTCATTCTTTGTACTAAGAGTGGTGGTGTATAAGAAGGTCTGCAGTTAAAGAAAATAGACAAAAGATAAGCCATACCATCAGCTACAGGAATATTGAACTCTGTCAATACACTCCTAATTTGTGGATTTATTTGCATTTTCAATTCTTTTTTTAAAGTTATCAAATCTTATATAATTCACTTTAGACTGATTCAAATTTTCAATAGCATTCTCAAGCCATTTCTCATCTTGAGTGCCTTCAGAAACTATGATATACAAATGAGCTTCATGGCCAGGTCTAAACCTAATCAATCTACCTATTCTTTGAACCAAATCTTTCTCTTTAGAATTAAGCTGTCCAATAATACCTGAATCAACTCCAGGAAAGTTATGTCCCTCATTTACAGCCTTTACACAAGATAGTCTATTAATCTTTTCTGCTTTAAAAGCATCATAAGATTCACTACTTGATTTAGAATGATAGAATGTAGGACAAACTTGTTCAGCTTGTTCTATGTTTCCACAAAAGATAATAGTTCTATCATCTTGTGGAATTACTTTATCAAGTAAATACTTGATTACTGCAGTTTTAGAAGGAATCTTGTAAATAAACTGCATTCTACCTAAGATAGCAAATTTCATCTTGGCTTTACCTTGAGGAGAATCATCTCCAAAGCACTGTTGTACTCTTTTGTTACAGTAAGCATAAGTTGCTGCTTCAGTAGTCATAAAAGGATTAGCCTTGTTACCACCTTTAATATTCTTTGTAACATTGTCTAAAGGCACTGTAATAACAGTAATCTTATAAGGTGCTACAAAGCCAAGTCTTACAGCTTGGTCTAAAGTAAGTTCATAAACAAGTTTAATACCTAAGTCAGAAAGAATTTGCTTCTTAACAGGGTCAGTAGGAGGAGTTGCAGTAAGTAATACTGTTCTTTCTACTTCATTGTTTAAGAAAAATTCTGAAGACAATTCTGTAATGTTGTGACCTTCATCCAGTATTGCCAATTCAAAATCTTTGTTTTGAATTTTAGACGCTGAAGCATAACAAAGTCTAATTGTAGGTGTCCAAAGATAATCTGCATGCCATTTAGAATACTCTTCTTTCCAGTTCTCGTCTCTAAGTTTTTCAGTAGGGACTATTAAACCTAAAGATTTATTAATAGAATTTACATAATGTTTAGCCAACTCTACTGCTACTCTAGACTTACCTGAACCTGTAGCCATAGCTATCATACCACCATTATTTCTAATAACAGCTTGTTTGGCTTCATCCTGGACTCTTTCTCTAACTTTATTTACAAATTCAGTACTTTGTTCTGGATCTGTAATTTTCTCTCTTAAAACTTCTATTTTATCAATGTAAGTTAAAATTGATTTGGGGTTTTGGAAGAGTACCTCTAACTCTCTAAAATACTTCATCATGATAAATACGGTTTATTATATCCTATTGCAAGGATAATTGATTTTAGTTCTTGTGTTACTCCTTTTCTTTTAAAATCTTCTGCTAGTCTAATAAACAAAGGATGATTATCATCTTTTATAATAGCAATAGGATAAGCTGTCATTTCAAGACAATCTTCTAATATTTGCTCATCACTAATGTCTTCAAATACTGCAACAGGGATATGTATAAAGAATTGGAAAAAGTCTAAATAATTAATGGGCTTCTGCATAATTTTTTCCTATATCTATAGAGATACCAAGTGGAACATTAAGAGATAATGCTTTATTAGTTAGCTCTATAGCTTTGTTAAGTTTGTCTTTTATCTCTTGTTCTTGTTCTGATTGAAAACTAAAACCTATCTCATCATGATACTGTAAACTAATTTTAATGCCTTGTTTTCTCACATTTTTAATATGAGTGTCAAAGCAATAAACTCCTGTACCTTGATTAAGAGTACTAAATCTGTCTTTAGGTTGTCTTAAAGAGTACCAAAATCCACTAACAGGGTTGTATAGCCACATTTGCTCTCTAACTGTTTTGTAAACAGTATCATTAGTAACCTCTTTTACAGATTTATTTCTGTCCCAATAGATTTTATGTAGCAAAGATGCTTCTTCTAGTGACATACCTGTAGTCAAAGCAATTTTAGCAGGACCTGCACCATAAATACCTGAAAAGTTTACCACTTTAGCCTTTGTTCTAACCTTCTTGTATGAAGTCCCCTCTTTACCTTGTGTAGTTTCATACAATTTATGATCAGCTACCTGTTCATTGGTAAGCATACCTGATAGTACAGCAATATCAAGATGAGGATCAAATCCTGGAATTCTCATTGCTTTTACATATTCAGAATCATAAAAGTACATGTAGTGTTGTTTAGTAGTATCCTCCAATGAAGACATATCAGAACCACAAAATAAATGGTTATCATCAGGTGCTATAATAGCTCCTCTGATTTCTTTACCATAAGGTTTATCCACACTAGGAAGATTAGCAACAGGCTTTTTATGTTTAAATCTAAGAGTATTAGTAAAACCTGCTATCTGAGCTGGCATTTTACCTTGCTCATTAGAGCACTCTAAGAATCCATTAAGAACACCAATTCTATGTTGGAGCATAAATAATCCCTTAAGATTCTCAAGAACAGGATGTATTTCAGCTAGCACTATAATATTAGGGCACAGCTTTTTATCTTTATCTTGAATTTGAGGAACAGCTCTAGTGCTTTCACCTTCTTTCACATAATTAAATACTGTAGGTGTCCAGCCTAGACTAAACAACCAAGATTTAAGTTGAGTTGTTGAAGTAGGATTAGGTTCTTCAGTAGATTTAAGTATTTGAATTTCTCCATCAAAATCTGCTTCTAAATCATTATCAGATAAAAGTTCTAACCAGGCAATACCTGCTTTAGTTAATTCTTCTTTGATTGTAAACATCTTAGAAGGTTTCTTTTTAGCAGACCATTTTTCTACTTTAGGCATTGCCTCTGCAAGATTAGCTTTTCTTTCATCTACAAGAGTATTAAGCTTTTCTAGTGTTTCTTTACAATATGCTCTGTTAATGGTAAGGGGATTTGCTTCTTGTTCTGCAGCACAATCTAATTTCCAAGTTAGATATGCCATTAATCTGTGATAGTCCTCATTCTGATATATTTCTTTCAAATAATTAATGAAATTACCAAGAATGATACTATTAATCACAACATCTGTTCTACATCTATTGATGTAATCTTCAGTGTCTAGATTTTCCCAGTCTGTGATTACTGGTTTGGCTACTCCTACTCTTTCTCCCCACACTTCTAAGCCATGCTCTGCTTCATTTGGATACAAATACCAAGACAAAGCTAGTGTATCAATTACAGCACCTTTATGTTTATAACCTGTAAGCTTTTCAATAGCAGGAAAGTCATATCTTTTGACATTATGACCTACAAGTAAAGCTTGACCACTTAAGAAGTTTGCCAATTCCCAAGGACTTGTAACAACAGTTTCTCCTAGTAATTGGTTATCTTCATAAGTATGAGCTACAAGGCAATGTAATCTGGTTAAAGAATCAAGTAAACCATCAGTTTCAATATCAAATATGGTATATCTCATTACTTAATAATTTAAAATTCCTGAATCTCTAATCTTTTCATACAGTTTTGTTTTCTGTACAGGAAACAAAGTTGTTTCTTCTATGAACTCTTTTAGATATTGTTTTCTATTAGAAATATCTAAAATGTTCTCCATTCCAAGAGCTTTTTCTACTCTACTAGACAGTTCATGTACAACTGTAGCACCTTTTTTAAAGTGCTCTACTTCATCAGCTTCATTTGCTGTAATAAGTTTATTGACATATTCTTCTATGTGAGGAAGAGCTGTTCTAATAGATTGTTTAGCTCTTTGTACAAATAGGCCATTTTGGTCCATTGTTTCAAACCTTTCTAATAATGCACTAGCTAATACAAGACTCTCTATTACAACATCACTAAGTTCTTGAGAATTTAGTTTAATTGACATAGTCTATCTGATTGATAAACAAGTTATTATAGACTCTTCCATTCTTTTCAGAACCTATAAATACAAATCCAATTTCAACTTGATCTCCAGGTCTTAAACCTAATTTGTCAATTCTTGCAATTACTGCATCTCTGACTTCAAAGAAAGCTTTTTGTTCATCTTCAGTTACAATAGTAACTACAGCTCTCTTTTTTGGGTCTCTGCCTTCAACTATAATAGCTTCAGGTTTAGACATTTTCTCAAAATACCCTTGTAAAAAGGTTAAATTCTTTTTTGCACTCATGGCTTTAATAAATATTGATTAATAAAAGAGCAAAGATACTTACTCGTTAACATTAAAAAAAAAGAAAAAGAAAGTAAGGAAAAAATCCCTACTTTCTAATTCTTGGTTCAAAAACTACAAACTATCTTGTGCTACAGATAAAGATGTTGTAATTCCTGCTAATTCTACTCTCATAGCAGAAGTTTGATAAAAATCTACAGGATCTGCAGTTCTTAAGTCTTGGTCTTCAGTAGCTGTATTTCTAAAATAAGTAGCTTTGTACTGAGGTTTACCATTGTGCAAAATAAGTTGCCCTGCTTGTGGATGATTATCAGGAAATCTAACTGCTTGTTTATCAGCAATAGCTTCCATAGAAGTTAATCCAGCAGTAATAGCATAATTTTGACTATCAGTAATGATAGGTCTATTAGCTAATACTTTACGGATTGTAGCAGTAGGTAAACTTGCTAATTTTGCTACTACAGATTCTATAGTAGAACCTACAGGAACATCAACCCAGGCAACTCTCTTCTCATCAGAAGTGTATTCTTGCTCAGAAAAACCAAAATCAGCAGTGCTGAATGGATTATCTTGCATATTATTACTTACAGACTTTGATGGGTAGTAACTTTTAGTAGTTACAGTCTGTTTAATTTCTGCAGTCAATGTACCTTCTTTTTGGTAATTGGTTGCATGTACTCTAGATACTTCTAAATTTCCTTTTGAAGTTTCTTTTCTAATTCCTTGATTCTCTGTGTTTGAATTTTGTGTATTCATACTTTTGTTTTTGTTCTACATACTTTATAGGAAGGCAATAACCTATTCCATATATAGAGATTTGTTTTAAATTAAGTTTTGCCTTTTTGTTAATTAAAAGTCAGAGAGGTTTTCTTAAAGATCAGGCAACGCCAACACTTTCTATTACTCTGACCCAAACTCCTGTACTGCAACACGTCTATGACCAGATTACTTACAATATTCAGAGCTAATAAAAGCACATATTGTTTGAATACAATGGGATGAGGAACTTCTGC